CTCGAACATCCCAAGCACTCCTGCTGATTTGAACGAAACGTCGCTTGAAGCGGCTGTAATTCAGATTGCCGCGTGGACGGATGAACGTGGCCTGCTCATCGCGGCTAAACCACGTAAGCTTGTCGTACCGCCAAGCCTGATGTTCGTTGCAACTCGCTTGCTCGAAACCGAACTTCGCGTTTCGACGGCTGACAACGACATCAACGCACTGAAGTCGAACGGCTCTATCCCAGAAGGTTACGCCGTAAACCACTTCTTGACCGACACTGACGCGTGGTTCTTGACCACCGACGTGCCAAACGGTCTGAAGCACTTTGTTCGTACGCCAATGGCGACGGGCATGGACGGTGACTTCGATACTGGTAACGTACGTTACAAGGCTCGTGAGCGTTATTCGTTCGGCTGGTCTGATCCTCTCGGCATGTACGGTTCCGAAGGCGCTGCCTAATAGTTTTCCGAGAGCGTAGCTCAAGGGAACGGGGGGAAGGGAGGAGAGAAATCTCTTCCCTTCTTTTTTGTTTGTGTTATATGTACGCCACTAGGGATATTATTCGTACCGACCGGCCCAGCGGACTTAGTAGAGACGGTACGGATGAGTGCTACTACACAGGAGAAAGTCATGGCTAATACCACATTTAACGGTCCAGTTCGTTCTGAGAACGGCTTCCAAACAATTTCAATCGACGCCACAACCGGCGCGGTTACCGTCACCTCCACCCTTGGCCCTGCCATGTCGGTTACTTCTTTGGCCGCTACTGGCAACGTCACTGCTGACAGCGCTTCGGCTCTTGTCGCTGGCGGTGCTTCTGCATTCATCGCAACCAACACGGCTGCTGGCATGGGTGTATATATCGGTTCGGGTGCTCCGACTGTCGCGGCTGCTAAGGGTTCGATCTACCTGCGCAGTGACGGTTCGTCCGCTTCGACACGTCTGTACGTTTCGGACGGTGGCACCACTTGGATTGCCGTAACTACTGCATCGTAATCGGTAACAACCTCTAAGAAGGAGAATACTGATGGCAATGCAAACAGACGTCAAGGTAACCAAACCTCTGGCTGCTACCGGTGTGTTCAAGACTCAGTCGGACGCCGACTGCACGTTCCGTACGCGTGTTAAGGGCATCTATATAAAGAACGGTGCATCGGCTGGTTCGGTGGTTGTGGCGGATGGGCAGGGCGGCAACGTCCTCTTCACGATCCAAACTTCCCCCACTGCTGACACGGGTGATTTCTACATCCCGGTTCCGGACCAAGGCATACTTGCAGAAAACGGGTTATATGGTACGCTCACCAACACAGCGTCCATTACTATTTTCTACGGGTGATATATGCAGCAGGAACAAAGCTACGACTTAGCCGGTAAGAGCATCTTCATTGCTCTGCCAGCGTACGACTTCAAGGTATCCTTGAAGCTAGCTGTTTCTCTCGCTCGCTTTGCGCAACAGGCTGCGCAGCACGGGATTGATATTCAGATTGGCAGCATTTGTGGCTGTTCTGTTGTCTCCCGCGCTCGCAACCTGCTGGCGCAAGACTTGCTGGAGTCGAACTGCGACTACCTAATGTTTATCGACTCGGACATTAACTTCGAGCCGCAAGATGTGTTCCGCCTTATGGCGTGGGGCACCGACCCTAAGAAGGGTATTGTAGCTGCCGTGCCTCGTACGCGCAGCGAAACTAAAACCTACATCGCTACGCTCGACCATGACGAAAATGGCGAACTCACCATGAATGGCATGGGCCTCGTACGTGCGAAGCGCGTGGCGACTGCCTTTATGTTGGTGCGCCGTGAAGTCTTTGAGCAGATGGAAGCTGCTCACCCCGAGTGGAAGTATTACGATACGCGCACGGACCGTATGCTCACTGCGATGTTTGATTTCGAAGTCACGTCGGAAGGCTACATGGGAGAGGATTTCCTCTTCTGTGACCGCGCACGTGAACTCGGTTTCGACGTCTGGATCGACCCATCAATCTCGTTGGGCCACATGGGTGTGCAAGAATATGTCGGTAACTACGGGGAAGACATTCTTTATCCAATGATTGTCCCCACACAGAAGGAAGCAGCATAATGGGTATCGGTAGTAAACTTCTCAAAAGCGGTATGGTTGGTGGCCTCGCTGGTATGGCTGCTGATAAGGCAGGCGTTAAAATTGGTGACCTTGCCAGACACGGGTATTTCGGCCTTACAGGGTTGGCGCTAGCTAAGAAAAAGAAAAAGGAAGCCCAAGCCGGTATGGGCGTGCGCGATGCAGGTATGGGCGCTCCTATTATGGGTGGAGATGTTGACGCCATGATGGGTCGTGGCGCTCAGCGCGATATGTCTGGTATGAAAAAAGGCGGCAAGGTCAAGAAGATGGCCAAAGGCGGTTCCACTGCCTCGAAGCGTGCCGACGGCTGCGCTACCAAGGGTAAGACGAAAGGGCGGTTTGTATAATGACTAAGAAATCAGATAACCCAAACGCTACTTATTTAAAACCGATGCCCCCAAAAAAGGGGTACCGTCGTGGTTTTGAGCCGCGTCCCGGCGAGAGCGATACTCAGCGCTTGAAGCGTGAGACGGCAGAGCTTTTGCGGCGTATAGAAAATAAGAAGCGTTACGGCTTGGATTATAGCAACTACGGCGACAAAGACATATACGCTGCTGGCGGCGCTATCGACAAACCAAAGCCTAAGCCTATGCCGCTACCAACAAGCCCAAGTCGCGTACCGCCAAGGTTAATAGAAAAGAAGCCACTTAAGCCAGTCATTAAGAAGTTTGCTAAGGGCGGCTCAACTGCCTCGAAGCGTGCTGATGGCTGCGCTACTAAGGGTAAGACGAAAGGGAAGATGGTCTAATGGCTAAGACGCCCGCATGGCAACGCAAAGAAGGCAAAGCGAAGTCTGGCGGCCTGAACGCCAAAGGTCGTGCGTCTTACAACAAAGCCAACCCGGGCAAGCCCGGTCTCAAGGCACCGCAGCCAGAAGGCGGTCCGCGTAAGAAATCATTCTGCGCTCGGATGTCTGGGATGAAGAAGAAGCTGACCAGCAAGAAGACCGCGAATGACCCCAACAGCCGCATCAACAAGTCACTCCGGGCTTGGAAGTGCTAACATGGAGATGATGCTATGGAACATCGTACTAAGCGCAGCGGTGGCGGTTATGGGCTTCTTGTTTAAGGGCAAGATTGACGAGTTGGACCGCCTTGGCATCCTACTCAACAAAACCCGCGAAGAAGTGGCACGCGACCATGTCACTCGCGCCGAGATGAACACTTTGGTCGATAGGTTAGGGGATCGGTTTGACCGGGCCTTTGAACGGCTTGAGGCCAAAGTTGATGAAATGAGGAAGGTATAGTTATGGCACGTACGATGAAAAAGTTTTCTGCCGGTGGCGCACAAGGTCGTTATGACCGCCGTATGGCGGACATTGAGAAAGACTTCAAAAAGAACTCAGCAGGTAAGAGCGGTAAGGCTCTTGAAGTACTTGAAGCTAAGCGTATGCAGCGCACCGCTGACGCTAAGGACGACCTTGCTAAGCGCACAGGCGCTGACCGTACCGCTACACGCGCCGCAGAACGTGCCGCAGAAAGCAACCTGACAAAGACCCGCAAGTACGGCGCTCCACAGGCGGTGAGCAAGCTCGAACCGGTTGCTTCCGAGAAAATCACAGAGACCTTATCTTTACCTAAGCCGGGTCTCGCTACTTCAACTAAGAAGGCACCCGCTAAGGCACCCGCTAAGGCACCTGTTAAGACGCCGGTTAAGACGGATAAGCCACAACTGGGCACGCACTCCCGCATGGACGCAGCATACCAGTCGCAACGTGACCGACAAAGAGCACGAAATGTACGTGGGGGAAGCAACTCAGGTAGCCCGACTAAGGGTACTATTTATGGTAGCGAACCATTGGCAGGTAGCAAGTTCGACAAGGCAGCTTTCAGCGACCTAAAAACCGGAAAAAATAGCTATGGTGCTACCCGCATTGGTAAGACCGGCGGTACCAAGACAGACACAAAAGGCACCGGCACTAGCCGGGTGGCCAGAGCGGCTGACCCTAAGGATACAAGTGCTGCTGCTTCACGTGCACGCTTTGGTGCGGCTATGTCGTACCTGAACCCTTTCAGCTACATTGAAAATGTAGCGCGTCGTCGAGACCCAAGCGAAGTCAACAAAGCCAAGGGCGGTAAAGTTAAAAAGGAAAAGACCATGAAATATCGTTCCGGTGGTTCAATATCTTCAAAACCTCCGCAGCCCACTGCTGCCGACAGGAAATCAGACGCCAAGTTCCGTAAGTCCGTAAAGGACCTCAAGGTTACGCCAGAAAGTGCTGCGGCTATCGGACGTGGAAACCGTTCTACAGGTATGGCGAAAGGCGGAAAAATGGCACCTAAGTTCGGTGCTGCTATGAAAAAGAAATCGGCTGATACTAAGGGTCGTGCAATGATGAAGAAGGCCGGTGGCGGCAAGTGCTACGCCAAGGGCGGCTCCATCGACGGTATTGCCAAGAAAGGCAAGACTAAGGCTACGATGGTTAAGATGGCCCGTGGTGGTTCGGCCTTGATGCGTAGCCGTGACAGCTATGGCGGTGCTAACTTCAAAAAAGGCGGTAAGTGCTAATGCGCGCTTGTCGAGGTATGGGAGCAATGAACCCTGCTAAGATTCCCAAAGGAATGGCCAAAGGTGGAAAGCTTGACATCTCCAAAGCGATCAAGAAACCGGGCGCACTCCGTGCGCAGCTTGGCACTCCTAAGGGAAAGAAAATCCCAGCAGGAAAACTTGCTAAAGCCGCCAAGGCCCCCGGCAAGTTAGGCCAGCGTGCGCGGTTCGCGCAGATGCTGAAAGGCTTTAAGAAGAAGTAATGGCACGGTCGGACGAACCTAAGTGGAAACGCATTGTCGCTAGTGTAAAAGCTGGCGACAAAGGCGGTAAGCCGGGTCAATGGTCCGCCCGTAAAGCCCAGCTTGCGACCCAGCGGTATAAGAAGTCTGGTGGCGGCTATAGCGGCCCGAAGACAGAAGCGCAAAAATCCTTGTCCAAATGGACCAAGGAGGATTGGGGAACCAAGTCAGGCAAGCCATCCACACAGGGGGCAAAGGCTACCGGCGAACGCTATCTACCAAAGAAAGCACGTCAGGCGCTGACATCTTCTGAATATGCTGCTACAACCAAGGCGAAGCGTGAGGGTACAAAGGCGGGCAAGCAGTTCGTCAAGCAACCCAAGGGCGTTGCCAAGAAGACAGCGAGATTTAGATGACCACAAGTGGCACCACAGCATTTAACCTTAACCTCAACGACCTAGTCGAAGAGGCTTTTGAGCGTTGTGGTGCTGAGCTTCGCACGGGTTATGACCTACGTACGGCGCGGCGTAGCCTGAACCTGCTCACCATCGAGTGGGCAAACCGTGGCATCAACCTATGGACCATCGAGCAGGGTTCGATCCCCATGGTGCAGGGGCAAATTACTTATGAGCTACCTGTCGATACTATAGACCTGCTGGAACACGTGATCCGTACGCAGACTGGTCAAGGCCAGACTGATATTACCATTAACCGTATCAGCATCGACACATACTCAACGATCCCGAACAAGAACGCGCAGGGTCGGCCTATCCAAGTGTGGATTAACCGCCAGTCAGGTGCAGACTATC